ATCATAGAACACCGAGCCGCCAGCATCTGTCATGTAAACGATTGGGGTGTAACCCGCGAACGCTGGTACTGGGTCGACAAGAATCATCTGATTGTCGGTCAAAGTTACTGTAGTGATTGGGGCTGAAGGGCCTTCAAGACCTGAAGCGTTGTCACGATAACAATAAGTCACGGAGTACTGGCCAGCTGGCCATGTGCCAGAAGTAACTACGATCAAAGGGGAAGTTGACTCAGCGCCGGGGGGTCTAATATTAACGGCTTTGTCGTCTTGGATTTTATACCCGTCGTTGGTGAACAGCACTTTACCGAAGTCGGCAAATGCTGTAGCGGTGGAGGCGACGATAGGTATTAGAGTGAGGTCGGCATTTACTCGATTGAGTACGCCGTTGACAACCACGTAGGCTGCCTGATCGCGGGTAGTATAAGACGTTGTTACGTTACTGAGTGTAACTACTCGGTTGTAACCATTGCGTTGTGTCAAGATTCCAGCATCATCAAGGTCAACATCTGTCGCAGCTGATAAAGCGTTGTCGGGTATGCTCCGAACAGGCGAGGTGTTTCTGATACCTAGAAAACTATTGATGATCATGGTCTTATCCCATTAAATTATACCTCGACTATAACACAATCTATTCCTTAATACCACAGTTATTTTCTTTTATAAAGGACAATAACAGGTTTTTTTCTATTGCAATTTGGTCGGCTCGATAGCTTTCGGCTCGAAGTAAGCTTTCAAGTTCTGTTGAAATGTCGGTTCCGTCGGCTGCATTTGTTGGATCTTCGGGGGTACCTGTATTTTTTGACACGGTGTTAGGACAACGGGTTTTATTGTTGGGGTCGCGCAGCCGCTTAGCAGCAAGCTGCTGTTTAAGATTAACAATAGTAGTAGTGTGTTCTTCATATGTGGTTTCCAATTTAGTGTTAAGGATTCTGGCGGATTCTTCTGCATCGGCTACTAATTTTGTTTGTGTGGCCAATACTTCAGCAGCTTTACTATTGGCTTGTTCAATTGCCAAAGTTAACTCGCCAATCTTGTTTTGCTCAATATTGTACGCTACCTTGTACCCAGCACCGAAGATGCTTGCTACGAGAATAGCCACGCCAGCGAGTTTTGCTATTTCTAGATATCCCATGGGTTGCCTTCCTTACCGATCTGCTATTTTAATTTGTAAAGTAACATCGTCTTCTTCGCCATTACTCCTAACCGTATGGTTGAGGATTGTGAACACGGTTACTCCCACTGGTACTGCGCTAATCATAACCTGGGTTATGCCAGTAGTGTTCGTCGGGGATGTTAGGGTAACTCCATCTGACGCGGTGAACGTAGAAGTTGAAATATTCACGGTCGGTAGCATGAGGTTGTATCCTACTGCTTCCCACGTAATACCGCCGTCTGTTACAGTTCCACCGATAGTCGTGGGCCATACAGGCTCTGTGCCCCCGGACAGGCCAGGATTAGTCACCTTGAAATACAGTCCTTTAAACACCGTAGGGAGGACGATATCATAGTCGTCATCGGCTCGCTTGTAATAAACTGTGCCTGTAACCCAAGTTGCAGGTTTATAAATTATGCCGATCAAACGTTTGCTATCCCGATCATGGAACCCGGAAACTTTGAACGGGCCTTTAGCTGTTGCTGAGTAAATCATTTGCTTTACCTTCTACTGTTATATTTGACGACGCAGTTTCTTTTAAAATGCGCGGTGTTGCCTTTTCTATTGTCGGGTTTACGTTAAGAGCTTCGCAAAGCATCGTAGGTGAAAAGCTTGAAGCTATAATGTTTCCTGTATGGTTCTCTACAACCACCCATTGGATAGGTATGGGTGTTTCGGCGACTATGACGGGTGTTACCGTTCCAGCGAACAGAGTGGCTGCTGTGCCGTTTATGCTTACATTTAAGGTCGTTATCAGGGCACCGCCTAAAGACGTTATCTGTGCACCTGCTAGGGCCTTACTGATAGCTGCCTGTATCGTTCCTTGGGCAGTGGCTAAAGCCGTGCCCGTTAAGCCGACTACGGATGCTGGTGCTAACGTACCAGCTGAAAGTGTAGCTACAATACCTGTCAGTTGTAAAACTATGCCACTAGAAGGTGTGAGCGTACCTGCGGTCAGTGTAGACGCTGAACCGACTAGCGCAACGGAAATATTTGGGACAAAACTACCCGCTGATCCTGTAGCAAGTGAAGTCGTTAACGCTTTGTCTGTGCCTGGGGTTAAAGTACCTGTTGAGCCTGTAGCAAGTGAAGTTGTTAAAGCTTTATCCGTATTCGGTACAAAAGTACCCGCTGATCCTGTAGCAAGTGAAGTTGTTAAAGCTTTGTTCGTATTCGGTACAAAAGTACCCGCTGATCCTGTAGCAAGTGAAGTTGTTAAAGCTTTGTCCGTATTCGGTACGAGAGTACCCGCTGATCCTGTAGCAAGTGAAGTCGTTAACGCTTTGTCTATCGTTACACCCATAGATGTAACGGCGAGCGTACTCGAAGCCCCGGTGATCGCCTTGTCAGAAGTTACTGTTAAGTTGCCACTTAGTGCTGAAAACGATACGCCCGATAGAGCCAGAGTTATATCTGGCCCTGCCGGGGCGAGTATGCCAAGTAGTAAAGACACTTATATCCAATAGGAGTCAAACGCCACGTTGCAGAAAATAACCTGCGAAGCCGTCGCGGTACCTTGGATAAATTTTGTACAGGCTCCTACCCACTCGCCGGGGTTGACTACGATTGGAGTAGCGAACTGAACAGTGATGTCAGGTGCGGCTGCACCGACCGCTGCGCCGATAATCCAAGACTGTATGCCCAGAGGAATACGCCGCCAAGCTTTAAGTGTGCCTGTGATAAAAGACGCTGTCTCGGCCTGTGCCAAAGACGGAATTGAACCACCATTAGCCCCATAAGCTAAAGACCACGATAATGTTGATGCTGTACCAGCCACGGCTGCGCCGATGTTGATCGCGCTTATACGAACTCCAGTGATTACAAGTCGTCTTGGAGTAACACCCACGGAACCTGCTGGTATACCAAAGTTTGTTACAAGGCCGTCGATACCCGGTACGGCTGCGGTAATACCGGCTTGTCCGCCTAAACCTGTCGCTAAGGCGACCGTTTGGGATAGGGCTGCGCCGGTTACGGCTGTAGCTCCGGTAGCGTTGGGGAACACCGCTGTAGTACCCATCGTGTTACCGTCTTGCCCTTGGCTACCATGTAAGCCTAAAAGGGCTTGTTGGTGCGGGAACGGCATGCTATATTCTGTGTCCATATACACAGCATTTATATCACTTATTTTGAGTATCATCGGTCCTGTTACTAAAGCAGAATTTCTGCCGGAGATACAGATTGGTAGAGAAGTTGTAGCAAAGGGCTGGCCGTTGCCGCTTGGCACGGCTAGTTCGCCTAAGAGAATTAAATCTGTGCCGTTGGGGGATACATAAAATTCAATCTCTGTCTCGTTGATTATGATGTCCCAAGTGTAGTTAACACCTGTGGATGGGGTAAACGCTGAGAAGACTGAGGTTGCAACTTCAGCACCGTTGTACAGTAACACCCCGTACCATCCAGCGGAAGTCATTCGGAGGAACACGCCGTCGTTTGGTACAGCGTTAGCTACACCGAAGAATAAACCTGTTTCGAATACTTGGTTGGCCGGAATTGCAGCTGAAAGTTGCCCTGAAAAACTAAGACGTATACCGCCTTGTCCACGCAATGTAAATGTAGACCACGTTTGTAAATAACAGTGTGTAGTCGCGCTTGTGGTGGCGTTGGCATTGACGTTTAGAAATCCAGTGGATTGTGTCATTGTCTGGGTGGCAAAAACGTGTTTCCAAATGTTTGTATTTTGTGAAGACGCGTTAAACGTGTAGTCAAATAGAGGCGTGTCTAGCCCAGTTTGTAATTTTTTATCGGAGGACACAAAAGGACTTTTTCTATAGGGTACCCCGGCGTTATAAGTGCCCGCCGACTTCTCGCAAGTCATAACTGCGAAACCGGCATTGGTTTGCGACACTGCACCACCGGTAGTTTTTACTTCGTTATTTGCTGTGACTTCTGCTACGTTACCAGAGGTGTTACCCTCAATTCTGAACCCTGCCATAATCTTTTACCTATTTATATTAGTCGGTCCAAACGTACCGAGCTGTGAATGTACCTGTTAGCCTCAGCGTAGACGCTGCTTGTGCTGTGAATCCCGTCGCTGCTGTGACGACAATACAGGACAATGCTAAATCCAATGGCAGGATGGAATGCTCGAAGCTGTTATGTTCAGCGGTAGAGTCTGTACCCATCATGTAAATTTCAACCTTAGACCCTGCTCCGATGGTAGCCAAGCCTGTAACCGCTGTGGTCACAATGTTGGTGCCCGGAGCAGCCCCGAAGTCGAATACTACTGAACCTTGTCCTGAAGCCATTATGCTAAGCGAATCAAGCCGGTTGTGGCGTCGTTAGTTGGCATCGTCAACGTGAAGTTTCCAGCTGTAATAGTCTGTGAGCCAAATGTGAACGTACCGACAGCGAGTTTGCCCGCAGAGGTGTCGTTGTACATGGTTAACGCGTCAAACGCTGTTGCCAAAGTCACAGTAGTCCATGCGATCGACGCGCTGGGGGTCCAAAACGCGGTTGTACCTGTAGAAGTAGGTGCCGTTGCGTTGGTGAAAGCCGCGCCTGTAGCCGAATATCCGGTACCAGAAACTTCGTTGGTAGACGAATAAGCCGTAGTAGCCGCACCCTGAGAGCCAGTGGCTAAATACAAAGCACCTTTAAAAGAGTCTTTAGTAGTTGCACCGCGAATTACGGATGCGCCAAAAGCGTGTAGACCGTTTAAAAGGTCTACCTTGAATGATGTTGATAATGCTTGAGCGTTAGCCATTTTTCTATCCTAATCAATGTGTTGTGTGTTATTAACCAAAAGCACCTTGTTCACTGTTGACGAATGCAAGTGGCCTTTTGCTGTAAACGTGAGTGCTTGACTTTACAATCTCTTCGCCTAAGCGGTATTGTTCTGTGAAGGCCATATACTCGGGGGCGTCTTCCCAACTTGTTGAGTATTGTAGGGTATCAATCGGCAGGTTGCCTTTTGAAGTCCAAATTAACGGTGTTTGCTCAGTCATAAATTTATTAAGGTGTAGTGAAGAATCCACCCAACGTGTTGCGTGGGTTGGTATAAGTTGGGGACCCGCCGAAAGGCGCGGGGTACATGTCTTTGCCGATAACCCCTTTACGTGCCATTTGCTCGCCCCGGGCAGTGATCTTGCGCCCAAAACGTGCTTCGAACTTCTGTTCGTTGATTACAACTTTGGCGGCCTTCTCTTTATCAGAGTCATCAATCTGGTAGGCTTCAGCCATCATCCAGTAAACCAAGTCCCTATGAAACTCTTCAGGGATAACCGGTTCGTCAGCCATACCCGCCATGAATTCATCAGCGGTTGGGTTCCGGTAGACGTCTAAAACTAAGTGGCCATCAAGGTTTGGGATTGGATAGAGTTGGATATGGTTGGCGGCCTCACCGCGTTTGAACGTGATAGGGGTCCCCACAGCAGTTGGCGTAGTTGCAGCAAAGTAGTTTAGTTCATCTTCACTGATACTTTCAACTGGGGTGGAATATCCCAGAATAGCAGTACCGGTACCAGAGCCTACCCCGTTGGCGCGGAATAGGCCATTTATTGTGTTGCTGGCAGCCCCAAGCGCGACAAAATCTGTAGTCCCTACGGAAGCTATTGAATACCAGCTTCCCGGCTTAAATGCGCCAGCGGTAACGGTTGGACCTTTCTTGTCGATGAAAGACCCATGCTTCGGTAGCAATGTGGTGTACGGGATTGTGTACTCCTGTAGGCCAGAAGTAACAGCAATGTTTAATTTGGTTTGCAGCAACCGAGCCCTCATACAGGCTTCGGTTACGGCAGAATTGGCGAACTCAGTTAGCGTAGCATCATCCCAGAGGTAAGGAGTTAATCTATCTCGGAGTCTAATCCGCGCTAAAGTTATGAGTTCTTGGAGTGTCATTTTACTTCGCCTAAAATAGAGAAGGGGAATCGTTTCGCGCTCCGTGCAACTAACTCTCGTCCTTCTTGGACGAATCGGGTTGTAACAGCGTTGTTCAGCACTTCAATTACGGAAGCGGGTACGACTACTTCAGTCTCCCTGGGAATCGCATACATAGTGTCGTTCACACCCACTTTTATGAAAGGTGTGTTCTCAATACCGTCTTGGTTGGAGATAGATATTCTAAATTTCTTCTCGGCCTTTGGGGCTTTGATTTTTGGTTCGGGTTCGAGTTCGGGTTCGGGTTCAGGTTCCCTGTCAGTACCCTCAGAAACGATGGTTAATGCTGCGTCATCTTGCTGGGCTTGTAAAATCTCAGTGATGTAAGTCCCTTTAGCAGTGTTTTCAGCAACTAATTGGATGCCCAGCTCTTCAGCAATGGCAGCCAACTCAGTATTTTTCTTTTTGTTCAATTCGTCTTTGGTAAACATAGTATCCCCAGTCAAGGATTAAAAAGAACCCCCTAGCGAGTAGGGGGCCGTGTTACAAGTAGTATAGCACTTATGCGTAAGTAAATACAGATGGATCGCCGTCAACTGGGAAATAACCCAAGTTGCAGAACGTGCCTTGGCCAGCCAAGTCAGTTGTACCGTGCGTGAAAGCAGCAGTAGTGACCAACTTCATGATGCCGATATAGGCAACGTTGGCAGGTGGCAAGCCCAACAGTAAGCCAGTTGTATCGGGATCGCCGGCACGAGCAGTAGGTGGGAATACAAATGCTAAAGCGCCAGAAGCATCGATGGTGATACCGTAGTAAACGGTAGTACCGTTTGGAATAACTGCGACAGAAGCAGTAGGCCAAGCGATGTTGTCAGTAGCGGCTTTCACATAGGTTTGGCCGTTGATCGAATAATGCAAGATGTTTGAAGTCTTGACGGTGTGAACGTTGGTACCTTCCGCAAGGCCAGCCGAACCAAAACCATGGTTGGCAAAAGCTTGAAGAATGTCGTTGTCGGTAATTACAGCGGTATATGGAGCAGGCATTGTCGTGTCCTTTTAAAAAATTGGTAATTATGTTCCCGAAACTTAATTCGGGAACATAGCGTAAGTCGTTAATATTACAGAGTAACCGCAACTTCCAAACGAACCATGAAAGCGTCGTTTAAGATAGCGGCAGCTTGCATTGATTTCCAACCTACGTGGCCACGTTGTGCCAATGGGTCAGAGTCGGATGGTTTTGGGTTAACAACTGAAGGAGTGATTGAGTTCATGCCTTTCAACGGTACCAAGCCATATGCATCTTTAGCGATGTAAAGGACAGGGTAAACTGCAGCATTGGCAGCAGTAATGTCGTTAGGGATCATGGCGCCAACCGTGCCGCCTTTGTTCGCATCACCAGAGAATGGCACGAAGATTGTGCTAGTCAGGTAACGAACGTCTTCGATCTTACCGATTTCGTTTTCGTAAGGAGTCAGAGTGCCATACTTTTCAGTAGGAACAAACGCTGTGTTGTTACGAAGATCAGACTCTAAGTCTGGGTGGCAGAAAGCGATGAAAGAAGCAGCAACGTTTTCAGTACCGTAACTTGGAGTTGAACGGATAACTGAAGTGATTGGGCGAGCATTTTGCCTTTTCAGTACACGAGTAACTTTACGTTGTACAGTTGTAGTCAATACTGTGTTGACGGCTGAACGAGAAGAGCCGTTTGCGTATGCTACGTTTGTACCAGCGACCAGTACGTTGAAGCGGATTGTTTCAATCATTTGAGCGGCTTGTTCGCCCAAGATTGCAACGGCTTCGTTCAATACAGGGTCTTCGTGAGTATCCATAATCACATCAGAAATGGTGATCAAATCGCCATACTGAGTCAACGTTGCAGTAACGTCAGTGGCTACCAATTTCTTGGAAGAAGGAGTTACACCTTCAGACAAGATGTTTGGTGTTGGGTCCAGCGCTTCATAACGACGGAATTTAGTGACCTTTGAAGAGTTGGATGGGATCGGACGACCTTGGCCAAACTTTTCGATGATCAGGAAAGGCAGTGCTCTGCGTAGAAATTCTTTCTGTGCAATAACTGCAGTACGGGGTGAGATATCACCATAATTGGTGTTACCGGGGACGCTATAAACGGTCATTTTGTGTTTCCTTTAGAGGGTGGGTTAGTCATCCGTCTCGTTCCAAAAGGCCACCAAGTCATTTTGATCCGGTGCAGCCGCAGATTGGGTAGTCCCCCTTCTACGTGATACAGCCGTTGCAGCATTAACTCTGCCCGTTGGTACGGTGGACGGTGTTTTAGTTTGTGGCCTAATGGCCCCTTTATATTCATTTAGCATTGAAATCACTTCCGCTGGTGTGCCTTGTTCTCTGACATATGCGTAAGCTCCCTTTACGTGTGCAGGGCGAGCATCAAGCCAAGCCTCGAACTCGGGTGAAGCGTTGATTTCATCTACATCTGGGTGCGCTGCCTCAATGGCGCCGAAGTGAGCCTGACTGATCAAATCCAAATTCGACTGCTCGATAGGAGCCAACCGGCCAGCTAAAGTAGTCTCGATGATCTGTGACGCTTTCTTCGTTGTTATAAGGTCAATCGCTTTGATTACATCATCAGAGTATTCAGTGCGGAACTTTTGTAAAAACGCGTCTTCTTCAGTTTCAGCTGGAGGTGTTGGTGGCGTAATGCTAGCCAACTTCTCAGTGTTTACTTTTAGACGTGCTTCGGCAGCTCTTGCTCTGCCATCAGCTGTTTTTATTGCGTTCTGCGATGCTTCATACAACGCTTTGTAATCTACCTCTGGTGGTGTCCCCGGTTCGTCGTCAGTACCGTTGTCATCAGTCTGTTCACCTTCGTCTTCCTCACCGGCTTCGTCTCCAGTGACTTCATCGTCACCTTCATTTGCGGGTGGATCAGCTGGCGGTGTTTCTTCCTGGTTAACAATGGTCCCTTCATCGTCGGTTTCATTCCACAGGCTTTCTAAATCTATTTCAGTCGTTTGGTCAGTCATTTTTTCTTTCCAGTGCTACGTAGTAGGCTGTTTAAAGGGGGTGGCCTCGAAAGGTACACGGTTTTCAAGTATAATATATAGCATATTATAGCTAATTAGTCAACACTCAGCCAGAAATAGCGTTAATTATTTCACGAATGGCGCATAATCTTCCTTGGAGTTTGTGTAGTTCCTCTTTATCGACTGTTTCCAAATCGATACATATCAGTTCTTGCTGCAACTTCAGGAACCGGACGATGCTCTGCCCTTCCGGAGAAAATCGCAGGGCCCGTATATCTGTAGCCATACCGGCTAGTTCTTTCCTCGCATCTTGTCGTATAGTCATTGCAAGCCACCTTGAGACATTTGTTCCATAGCATTAGCGGTCTGCTCCATTGGGGGCTGCATTCCGGGGTTGCCGGGAGGTTGCTCTGCTGGGGCTTGTTCGGTAGCCTGTCCCGGAGCTTGACCCGGAGCTTGACCTGTGCTCATAGTTTGTTGCGCCATAAGTAAGAGCGCCTGATCTTTATCAATAATAATGTCATCGCCAAGTTCGAGAATAATAGCGCGTTGTTTGTTAAGCGCATGACGATCAACAAACGGAGCGTCAAACTGATTCATTGTGCTGTTGGCAAACTGATCCAAATTCTGTGCTCTTATTTCACGGGCGACTAGTGAACTTGTACCTTTAACCATAACATTGAAGTCCCCTTTGATTTCTTCCTTGGGGTTGAACTGCATGTTCCAGTGGTACATGCCTTCGATAAAAGGTCTTTGGACGTCATCGTCTAGGCTAAAAAGCTGGTCCTTGAACGTGACTTGCGCGGCGGACATAAGCATGGATAGGCCCGACGCAGTTCTGCCAACAGAGCCTTTACTGGAGGCCTCACCATGCATATAAGAAGGAATAGTAGTTTCATGTATATTGGTTTCAAAAAATTGAGCTAACTGCATGTATTCTTGTGTGTGTGACTCCATCGGCACAGACCGGACAGCGGGGTACTGCGCTTCGACTCCGACGCCTGATCTGATCCACACTTTGAAAGGGTGAATATCTCTTGGGTCTTCATCGGGGTGAAGGAGATCGACATTGACTTCTGTTTGCGGACCTGCGCATATTGCTGCATTGTCAAGCATTGCTCTGGTAGTTGCATTAAGGGATTTATCTGCGTCTCTGATGACCGCGGGGATTCCCTCGCCGAATATTGATGTTTCGTCTTTGTCCCAATAATAAGCATAGTACGGTGACTGCATGCCTTCTATCGGTTGTACCTCGATCTTAACTATCTTAGAACCAAGCAACCAGACGTTCGCCCAATACTCTTCTAAAGTGTCATCTGGTAAGTCCATACCAAGGTCTGCCAGTTCTTGAGCTTCGAGAACTCCCCAATATTCTGCCACTTCGTAGCGCTTGCCTTTAGTAGTATTACCGGTTAGATTCCAGCCAAGTCTGCGGAGTTCAACCTCCCACGCCAACATTGTAGTGTCACCGTCAGAATTTTGACGCAGGTAATCTCTAATCATTTTAGCGCTGAAATCTGGGCGGGAAGCCAATTCCAAAACCATGTGTTTCGGCATTATAGAGCGTTGAAATGTAAACCGAGTTTCGGAGAACGTGGTTGCCATTGTGTCTGGGTACATTTCCCAGACCGGTGTGAA